AAATGATGCTCTGGGATTAAAGCGAAAATGTCTAAGCATACCTTCATAGTTCCCCTCTTGGGACAAAGTGGTTAAAAAACCGATAGTATCAAATGTTTTACTCATTACAAAAACCCCTTTCATTTCCATACCTTATTATCTCACATATTCGGGGTATTGTCAACATATTTGTTATACGTTCCACGTGGAACATATTTTTTTGCTTTGTTTGTAAAAAAAACATGGGGAGCCATGCCCGCCATTTCATGACGGGCAGCTCCCCCCCTTCGGGATTATTTAAAGCACCTCTTTTTTTGCTTCTTCCTCTATTTCGGTATCCTGCTGCGGTGCGACAATGTCCTTCTCTTTAAGCCAACCTAAAAACTTTTTTGGCTGATATTTTGGTTGGATTTTTTCTTTGAAATACTCTAGCTCAAAATCATAAATATCCACATTTTCAGGTATCCACCACGAATTGAAATATTTGAAATAAACTGGTCGGAAAAACAATCTCCACGAAAAAAACCACTTAAATTTATACTCGTCAATGATCTGCTTGCTTACTTCATCAATGCCAACTTTTTTCTTAATCGGTTGGATCAGTGTAAAAAACGGAAGGTATCTCATTAAATAAATTTCCGTATATAACCGTCGAAGTGTAACGTCAATATCGTCGTAACTCTGACTAAGCACTATACAAGTCGACGAATAATGCCGTATCAGCTTGAAATATTGAATCTCACTTTCCGTCATGTTCATTTTGCGATTATTGTAAACTATGCTTCCCTCGTCAACTAAGATTAAAGTTTTTTGCATCGCTCCAGCTTTGAGCAATTTACGGAGATCTGGTTCATACATCACACCAGAGATTAATGCGTTGGAAATGACGTGGGAATACTTACTTTTGCCCTTGGCTATCCTTTTTTGTTCCTGTATTGCTAATTTGGATAGATATGTAGTTTTCCCGGTTCCGATGTTCGCGAAATACAAAACGATTCCACTTCCCATACCGGGAGACGAAATCCAAAAAAGAAAAAAAACCAAAATTAAAAGGATAAAAATTATCAACATATAAAATATTGGAGGGGCAGCTGCCCCCCCGATCCCCTTCCTTAGATGAATTTTTTAACCAGTGCTACACCAGTACCCAGCAAACCAATTCCTACAGGGATAAGAAGCAAAGGCTGCGCGACAACAGCGGTCACAATCGTAGTAATAAAACCAACACATGAGGTAACAACAGAGCCTAAATCAGTTAGCAAAGCTGCCATAGTAATAGAATCTCACCACCTTCCAAAATAAAAATTTCACCTTTTTCACCAAGAAAAATTTGATTTTTAGATGAACTTTTTTACCAATCCAACGCCAACGCCCAGCAAGCCTAAACCAACTGGAATCAACAAAATGGGGTTAGTAGTGATTTGTGTTATAATTCCGCCAATGGTACCAACAACAGCGCCGACAACCGCAGTAAATGAAACAAACAAGGTCTCCATCGCAGTGGGCATATGTTTCAATCTCCTTTCATCCAAAAATACAAATTGTTCAGTATTATCAACACGATCGCCAAAGCGAACATGTAAATAAACGGTGAATTGGGGATAGTCGCAATTATAGCGATCCAGAAATCCAACATCATTTGCACAGCATCAGACATTTACTTATGCCCCCTTTGGAAACTATGCTGAAATAAAAGAATTATCGCGAAGATACCCACGCAAAAGTACCGCAGCAGGATACAAGCAGTTTCATAGGTCAAGTACTCATACCCCGTAGGTGCCACGCCTAAAATCGCGTCGATCAAACTCATAAGAGAATTAATCCTTACCACCTCCACTTGTAGCCACAACGAATAATTGTCGCAAGATAACCCCGATCAGGGACATAACAAGAAAGAACTGCCAGAGGTTAAAAGATATATTATCAGATAAGGGAAGAGGGATACTAAGCACAGACCAAACACCACTAAACATAATTTGAAACGCTCCAAGCACATTTTTACCCCCTCATAACCTTAAGTATAGTAAAGACAACAATGACCGAGAAAATAGCGGTTAAACCTGCCAAAAATTGTGGCGGTAAAAATCCAAAAATTGCTCCTAAAAACAAGGTTACTTGTGCAATAAAAGTTGTAGATTCTGCCAACCACTCCAAAATAGAATTAAGACAATCACCGATAAAGACAAAAGGTGCTTTTATGAAGTACAAAATTGTGTCTAGGGTAAAAGCTAAAGTACCAAAAATAGTATCTTCATAACTGCCTCTAACAGGCATTTCCGACTCACTAGGCAGAGGTTCAGCGGTTTCCACGTTGGGTTTATTTGTTCTATCGTCAATACCGTCCGCATTTTCGTCAACTATACCTTGCACACGTTCGACCGTTCTGAAACCGTAATAAGTTTCTCCTTCCGCCGTAACGGCCAACTTCATCTCATTTTCGCCAAGGTTTAAGTCTCGTGTGAATACAAAATACCCTTCCGCGTACCTCTGGTCTCCTTCGATCACGAAATTCACGTCATTCGAAATAGTATCGCCAGAGCCAGCCACACCGCCCGTAACTGCTAGATTTATATCGCCCTCCGCCGTCAATACATCAACTGGCACTTTATAATATGTGTAAAACTTCCATGTCGGGGCTCCATCTTTACAACCGTCGTTTGAGGGTAGAGTGAACATTACCGTCGAGCTAGCTTGATTCGGAATATTTCCTGTTGATGACCAGCAATAGCGGATATTGCGATCAGACGCATTTGTAAAGGTTCCGCTGAAATCGTGGCTATCTGTCGCCGTGTAAAGTTGTGACCCATTCACAGTTACAGTAATAATTCCATTAGTAGCCACTGATTCAACAGTAATTTCGCCGAATCGGTGGCTAAGAGGCCCCGTCCATTCCTCTATAACCGTTGAAGTCCCCGAGGGTGGAACATAGCAAACCTGTTGAAGATAATTAGGGTACGTCGTGACCGACGCATAACACACTAGGGAACCCATGTACAAAGGATAAGGAATGTTTTGTGTTTGGCTATAGTGGAGTTCATTGACAATAATTTCTATTGCCCCATATTTTCCTACAAAATTTGGGGATACTGCCCCTGGACTTAAATCATGCCACACGCCATCGTCGGGAGGTTCTGCAGCGTACGCAGCAGGAATAAGACAAATTAGCAAAAGGAAACATAACAAAAAAATTTTAACTTTCTTCAAATTTTCCTCCTCTCTAAGGCTATAAAAAAGGGGAACCTATGCAGCAAACTTTGCTGCACAAGACCCCGTTTTAGATTCGCCCTTTAAATTGTTTTAACAGAAACATAAGGCTTACCTTGGAAACTGCCTTTTTGTATCAAAATTGGCAGCCTAACTAATTCTCCCACAGCCTTTGGAATAACAAACCCATCGCGACAAGCAATTTTAACCTTTTCCTCCTCTCCAATTTGGTTGAGGATCATGCTGGTTTTAACCTTCCCATCGTATGTATTTTGAATTACGCCCTCAAAAATTCCTTCAATTGTGACTTTCAATATTTCTCCTTTCATTCATTCACATTATTCACCAAGTGAAAAGAACATCTGTTCGTAGTATAATAAAAGGTTAAAAAATTGTCAATGTTTTCTTTTTAAGTTGTAGCATACATATTTAACTGATCCTTGAAACTCCGAATCATAAGCATTTTCATAACTAGGTATCATTTTCCCTAAATTTAGGGTATTATAAGCGTGGAGTGCAGCAGCTCCGCGTAATTCGATTGGGCGAGTTAATCCTTTCGATGTAAAATAAGTTTTTCTCCCTGATAAACGATCATCATCCGATTTAGTAAGATACTTTGTTATATACGCGGATACGTTATCACAAGAGCCTTTTATTTTGCGGATGAATGCGAAACCTTCTCGCCAAATCGAATTCAAGACTTTATTCGCTATGTAGGGTAGCGTTGATAGCATATGATAGTGTATCGCCCCTCTTTTTTGAAATTCGACCACGGCAGCATACTTGAAATCCCCATATGCCCTACGCATACGTTGGATGAATGTTTTAAACGAATGATGGGCAGCGTCTAAATCTTTTAAATTTTCCTCAAACGTTAATGTTACGAACTTAGATGTTTCATCGAAATTCATCTGCACCAACCGTCTAAAATTACTCTTTGAGTTTTTCCGATTGCGCAGCCTTCGCGCAGCTGCTTCTTCTTCCGCTTCGAGATCTTCTTCCGCTTCGAGATCTTCTTCCGCTTCGAGATCTTCTTCAACTTCGAGATCTTCTTCACCAGGAGGAATATATTTTTCTTTTCGGAACCTTTTTTTTACGGTTTTATGATCATAAATTACTGGTTTTTCGTAATGGTAAACCTCCAGAATATGCCCCATAGCAAGGATTTTAATGTTTGTATACGGCATTTTAACACCCCTTAAAACGGTCTTAAGTTAGTGTATAAGCAAGATAAGTAGGGAACGTGGAGAACGCTTTGGGGTTGCCCGCTTGCATGATTGCGGGCAACTCTCACGCCCTGAAATTTGGGGTCATTGTGGTCTTGGAACGACTGATAACTTTTTAAACAAAATTATTTAAATCCGTTAATGCACTTCCTTTTTCTCTGGGTATTGACCTGGGAACCCACTAAAAGCATGACTTAAGCAATTTAAGGCAAATTCCCCCCCCTGGTGGAGCGCGTGTCTTGGGTCGGGTGAATTGCCAGCGATGCAGCTTATCATGCTTTTATCCCAGGTAAATACCCGCCGAAAAATCAACGCGATGGCGACTAAGGGAAAAACCCCTAGAACAGGGGTTTTATATAATCCTCATTTTTCCACTCTAAGTAATCGCGAGCCGAGCGGAAAACGAGATAACCTTCCTTAACCTTCTTCACAATTGCGCACTCCCGAATATTCACTTTTTTGTACAATTCTGCGCGGTTTGAACACTTGACGAGTCGCACTTTAACGCCCCCCTTTTTGTTCCACAATTGCAAATTCTTTGCAATGTAATTTACCTTCAATAGGACGAATGTAAATAGCAAAATCATCGTGAGTGAAGTAATAACCATAACCATGGTCTTTAGCGTCTTGATCATTATCAAAAGTATATTTGATTTTAAAGGTTCCACGTGGAGTCTTAAGCTGATCCAATTCGACAGGCGATGGAATCGAGACTACTTCCGAGACTATGCCCAATTCTTCATTGATGGCTTCATTAACAACAAACGCAAGATGGTTAAATTCATACTTTACCTCGGCAGAGTATTTGCCAGTTAAATAAACCTGAAAATTCTTCAAACGAGTTTTTCCTAAATTTCTAACAGTTAGAGCTTG